AACAAGCTATAGAGGGTCGTGTAAGATTTGGTAAAGAAGCTATAAACTCACCTAAGATATCAAGAGATCATTTTGGAAGAGAAATTATAAGACTGTTTAATGAGATGGCTGGTTTTAGAGACAGTCCTCAAGTCAATAGTGCTGGCATACAAATAAAATATATAGACACTCAAACTGATGCACCAACAGCAGCAAGATTTAGAGATAAGTATGAGAGATATGGTGATCGTAATCCATCCTTTGATCGTGGTGGATCTGGATTTAATAGAGACGGTGTGGTTGCAGTAAATAAATTTATAAAGGGTAGTAAAAATCAAACAAGAGCAGCTGAACTTGGTCACAACATACTTTCTGGGGGAAAACTTAGTGCTACTAGACAAGGTTTTTCTCGTCAAGGTACTGAAAACAAAAATCTTTATGAAGCAGACAGAGATGTCTTTAGTCTAATTATGAAGCATATGCCTTTTGCGTCAAAATACAGTATGACCAGTAAAAAATCTAGGCAAGAAATGGCTGCCTATGATGCAGACGCAGGTCCTCAATCTGCTAGTAGACGAATGGATGCTATGCGAGATGCAGTCAGAGGAGCACCAGAATTACTACAACAAAGAAGTTTTGAAACAAAATCTTTAACTTACGATTTTGGAAGAAGTAAAGAAGATCTAGAAATAACACAAAGAGTTGACAGAGAACTTGAAAACGATCCAGTAAGACGTATAAGAGAAGATGCTGCTAAAATACTAGAAAAAAAATCTAGAGGCGAATATAAGTATTTTGATTTAACAAATGATTTTGATGACGATTACACAAGAGTTGAAAGACAAAATACTTTTTATGGAGGTATTGACCCAACAGATATGGAAATGGCAAGGGATGCCTTTGAAGAAGCATTTAATCTTGCAGTGTCAGATGCTACTTATGAAGCCATAAACGAGAAAGCTATTGAAACTTTAAAACATAATGTTGCTTCTCACCTTGCTAGAAAATACAAAGATCAAATTAGCAAAATAGATTTTGATGACTTAATAGGTGGTACATCAAGATTTGACAGTGGCACTTCTCCTAAGAAAGATGAAAATGGGCGTTTTTTAGCTCCACCAACATTTAGCCATAATTATGATATTTTAACAGAAAGTATCAAAGATTTATTGCCTGCTACTGCTGTTATCGAAGCAGAAAAGTTTTTAGCAGCAGAAATAGATAAGATGGCAGATAAAATAGGTTTTGTTCCAGAAGACGGTGGTTTTAGAAGATATATGAACGCAATCGATAGAGAAAGAGATACTGAAATTGGAGATCAAATGATCCAAACATATCGTAAAAAATTAGGTTTAGACGATACAGACAAACTTAAAAAGAAATTATTAATAGAGTCAATGGTTCACAGAAATAAAATTAATCCTCGTAGTGACACCAGTAAACTCGATGACGAGTCTAGAATAAAAAGTAAAAGAGATCGTGGAGAAGTAAGAGATAATTTATTACAAAGATTTAGAAATGTCGTGGGATTTGAAGATCAAGCTAAGTATTACGGAGATCTTAAAAAAATACTAACGCCAGTTCCTTATAACAATTTTGATCATGGTAATGCTTTTGATGGTAATGCTGATCAAGATCCCACAATAGGTAATTTTTATCAATTACTCAGCACTCCAATGTATAGAGGGTTTATGGAGGGAGATAAAGATAGAGCCGATAAGTTACAAAAAGATTTAGATTCAATTGACCAAGCAAGAAGCGTAGCAAAGAAAAAATTTGAAGATACAAAAGTTGCAGAAAATGATGATGCAGAAATAGATAGAAGACTTGGCTTGTTACAAGAACATATTGAAAAAAATGCAGAGAAATATAATTACACTCCAACAGAATTAATAGAGGCTCTAAACAGACTTATAGGACATAACGAAAAGACAAATTCTTATCGTAGAACACCTCACAATGCATCAATGACACAAACGGCAAAAGGATTAATGCACTCTCTAATACACAAAGTCACAGATCCAAGATTTGAACAATTATACGATGGTAGAAAAATAGAGGGAATTGTCATACCAGCTAGAGCAGATTTATATTTACCAAGAGCGGTTGAAGATGGTTCTCTAAGAAGTGATGAAAAAAGACGGAGTTTTGGTTTAGGTACATATGGAACGGCAGTTCAAGATATTATAAAACGATTTGAAGATGCTGGTGCAGGTGTAGATAGAGATAGAATGTTTGAAATGAAAAATCAAAGAGGAGCTACTCCAGAAGAGCGTTCAAGTAAGACAACAGCCACCTTGAGAAGACCAGTACAAGCTGTTATTGATTTATCAGAAGGTTCTGTTGGAAGACGACTAGCAGAAGGAAAGTTTACTTTTAAAGCAAAAGGTGGTTATATAGACCTTAGAAGAAAGGCGAGCTAATGGCAGAAGAAACTAGAGATTTACCAGAAATGGTAGAAAAAGCTATGGGAGCAGGTGGTGCACCCATGACTGTAGAACAACAACTTTCTTTAGAAATACAAGATGACATAGAACAATTACCAGAGGGTGTAGAACTCGATACTGGTGAGGAACCAGTTGTTGAACCAGAGGTTTATAATCATGGAGCTAATCTTGCAGAAGTCATGGATGAGGGTGATTTAGCTTCTCTTGCTTCAGAATTACAAGCCAAAGTCAAAGAAGATTTAGATTCTAGATCTGATTGGGAAGAAGCGATAGCCAAGGGACTTAACTTGCTTGGTATCAACTATGAAGATAGAAGTGATCCATTTCTCGGAGCGAGTGGTGTGACACATCCGTTATTGTCAGAAGCAACAACACAGTTTCAAGCACAAGCCTACAAAGAAATGTTACCAAGTGGTGGTCCAGTAAAAACACAAATACTAGGTGTGCCAACAAAAGAAACAGAAGATCAAGCACAAAGAATAAAAGATTACATGAACTTTCAAGTTATGGAAGTTATGGAAGAGTACGACCAAGACACAGATCAAATGCTTTTCTATTTACCACTTACTGGTTCTACTTTTAAGAAAGTTTACTTTGATCCAACCAAACAAAGAGCCGTGTCTAAGTTTGTCCCAGCCGAAGATTTGATTGTGCCTTATTCTGCTTCTGATATAAGAACAGCAGAAAGAGTGACACACATGGTACGAATGAGTTACAATGAAATTCGTAAACTACAAGTCGCTGGAGTGTATAAAGATGTGGAGTTATCTGCTACAGATTCTGGAGAAGATGAAGGATCTATCCAAGAAACAACTAATGAGCTTCAAGGATTATATCCAAATTATTCAGATGATAGTTACACCTTACTTGAAATCCATGTGGACTTGGATCTGGAAGGTTTTGAAGATATGGATATGCAAGGGCAGCCTTCGGGTATTATGCTTCCTTATATTGTTACCCTTGATCAAACTTCTGGCAAAGTTCTATCAGTGGTTAGAAACTTTAGAGAGCAAGATCCGTTAAAACGTAAGAGACAATACTTCGTACATTTTAAATTTTTACCAGGTTTTGGTTTTTACGGCTTCGGTCTTTTACATACAATCGGTGGTTTGTCTCGTGCAGCCACATCAATATTGAGGCAGTTAATAGATGCAGGTACTTTATCAAATCTTCCAGCTGGTTTTAAAGCGAGAGGTGTTCGTATTCGTAATGATGACGATCCTCTTAACCCTGGTGAGTTCAGAGATATCGATGTCCCAGGCGGAGATCTCAAAAATTCAATCATACCATTGCCATATAAAGAGCCATCAGCTACACTAGCACAACTTTTAGGTGTCATTGTTGACTCTGGTAGACGTTTTGCACAAGTTGCAGACGCAAAAATTAGCGATGTAAACTCACAAGCACCCGTTGGAACGACTGTTGCGTTGATTGAACAAGGTTCAAAGATTATTTCAAGCATACATAAGCGTTTACACTACGGACAAAAACAAGAATTTAGGATGTTGGCAGAAATTTTTGCAGAAAATCCAATGCCTTATCCGTATTTTGTAGGTAATGTAGCACCACAAATCATGGCAAATGACTTTGATGGGCGTATAGATGTGCTACCAGTCAGTGACCCAAGCATATTTTCTATGGCACAAAGGTTATCTTTAGCACAAACACAGTTGCAACTAGCACAAGCCGCACCAAATTTACATAATCAATACGAGGCATACCGAAGAATGTACGATGCTCTTGATGTTAAGAACATAGATGGCATTTTACCACCACCTCAACCACCTCAACCAGTAGATCCAGCAACAGAAAATGCTAATTCTATCAAAGGGATGCCTTTACAAGCGTTCCCACAACAAGATCACGAGGCACATTTGAGAGCACATGCTGTATTTTTATCAAATTTAGCGGCACAAACCAATCCTCAAGGTTATGCCTTGCTTCAATCTCATGTTCAAGAGCATGTTGGGTTATTAGCAAGAGACCAAGTAACCAAATTCTTCCAAACAGCGATGCAAGAGGCTATGGCAAGAGGAGAACAAGTGCCTCCACCGCCACCAGAAGCTATTGAAGCTGCAATATCGCAACAAATTGGTGAAATATTAAGAGAAGTTATGCCAGTTATAGAACCTGCACAAAAACCAGACCCACTTGTAGACATAAGACAGAAAGAATTAGAGAACGATACGGCTGAAATACAAAGAAAAGCCATAAACGACCTAATGGACTTCCAAATTGACCAAGCAAAGCTACAACAAGCGTTTGATTTAGCACAACAAAGGAAAGAAACGCAAGAACAGATAGCAGAAGACCGTAATGATGTAAATATTTACAGAATAAACACGCAGGCTTCTCTGAAAGGAAAGTAATATGGATCCCGCCACTATCGGTTTAGCCATTACAGCCGCTTCGAAAGCCTTCGGAGCCATAAAGGCTGGATTTGCCGCAGGTCGTGAAATAGAATCTATGGGAAAAGATTTGAGCCGTTGGATGTCCGCGGTTTCAGATGTGGATAATGCAGAAAAATCAGCGAAAAATGCGTCACCTCTTAGAAAATTATTTAAAGGAAAAGAGATAGAAGCGTCTGCTATCGAGGCTTTTACAGCAAAAAAGAAGATGGAAGCACAACGACAAGAACTCAAGTCATTTATCAATTTTCACTACGGGGCCAATTCTTGGAATGAGATTTTACATATGGAAAAAGAGATTAGGCTAAAAAGAAAACAAGAGATTTATGCCAGACAGGAGCTTATCAGAAAAATCTGGGAATACATAGGTTGGTTTCTCTTGTTTTGCACTATTGTAGGATTTATAATACTATTAGCTTGGATGTACAAAGAAAACAGAAGATGAAACAGAAAAAATTACAAGATAAATCTAAATATGCTTCTTATGACATCAATCAGGACGGTGTGGTTAGCGATGAAGAATTTGAACATATGGCTGAAATTAAAAGACTTGAACATGATTTACGAAAGCAAAGAGCACAAAGACGTATGGCTACTGCTAGTTTGGTTGCTATGGCTACTTTTACTGCTGCGATGTTTTTTGTCGATCTCGACAGAGTCAAAGCACTTGCCGATATTAGTAATCTGTTTTACATCACTGGCGGTGGCATCGTTGCTGCATATATGGGAGCATCTGCGATAATGAATAGGAGTGGCAAATGATACAAGCCTTAATAGGCCCAGCAACAAAGTTGCTTGGAAAATTTATAGAGGATAAAGACCAGAAAAATAAACTGGCACATGACTTGGCAACTCTTGCCTCTCGTCATGCTCAGGAACTGGCAAAAGGTCAGATAGCTGCAAATGCAGAACAGGCGAAACACCCTTCAATATTTGTTGCAGGAGCCCGCCCCGCCATAATGTGGATCTGTGCTCTCGGTTTGCTAACGCAATTTTTTATTATGCCTATTGCAGAGTGGGCGACAGCGATATGGATGCCTGAAATAAGTTTGCCAAAATTAGCCACGGGTGAACTTATGACCTTAACCCTTTCATTATTAGGACTCGGAGGAATGAGGTCATTTGAAAAAACAAAGGGTGTGGCTAGGGAGAACATGAAAAAATAACACAAGATTTATTTAGACATTTAAGGATACACACGATGACTAAAAAAAAGAAGGATCCTAAAGTTGGAACTGGAAAAAAGCCAAAGGGTTCTGGCAGACGCTTATATACGGATGAAAACCCTAAAGACACGGTTGGAATTAAATTTGCTACGGAGGCGGATGCCCGAGCAACTGTTGCCAAAGTTAAGAAAATCAATAAACCTTTTGCGAGAAT